AAACACTTACAAACGTAGGTAAAACTATTGCAGATTTTGGAGGAATTTTTAAAGAACCTAATTCTGCTATGGGTTTAAGTTATACTGAGCTTATTGCACCACTAATAAAAGCAGTTCAAGAATTATCAGCCGAAGTTGCAGCATTAAAGGCTAGCTAGTATTATTAGCTTATTACAAAAATTCTATGTCAAAACTATCTGACAGATGCGAAGAGCGTAAAAATGAAGCACAGGCATTAGCTGATAAATATAATGCTGTTAAAGCGGAAATTGAAAAATTACAACAAGAAAATGCACAGACTTATCAACATTTTTTAGATAAAAATTCA